CAATAGTAATGATGCGAATCTGCTAAATTGGATATCGTCCGATTCATTAATTGCTGTTGCAACAGATTTAGCGATACCAGCAAGTACATGATAGAATGGTGGAGGAGTCTTTCCTAATCCTGGTTTAATTGAATCTCTTAAAGTCATTATATTCTTTGTTAAAGTAATCCTAGGATCTTCTCTCAATTTCATAACGATATTCTTTTCTTTCTCAGAAAATTTGAAAGCAGGATTTAACTTATTTAACAATACTGCAAGTTCTAACGGAGATTGTTCTGCATCAACTTCAGTAATAATTCTTGCAATTTCAACAGCATCTTCAAATTCTTCAAACATATCTTTATCTTTGTAAGCTTTATAAATCTTATAAAGATTTGTCACACTTGCTTTTGCTGATTGTGAGGCGGACCCAAATTTAGAAGAAATATTAATCTGTGAATCGCCTGAAGTTAGGTATGAATCATATAAACCTTGAGTAACACCTTTTGGAAAATTAATCTTGAAATCTGATATGTCATCTGTATTTACCAATGCTTTAATACCATCTAAAGCATTTCCTGTATAATCTCCATTAATCAATGCAATTGGTTGTAAGATCTCAGCAAAGTAATTTGTAATGCCGGTTTCAGATAGATTACCAATAGGAATTTGGATAGGATAATTACTTTTATTTTCACTTTCTATTGCTTGTTTTGTTGCAATATATAAACCAGATTCTTTTCCAAAAGCAGAACCAACTTGATTTAATATACCATCAAAAGTCAATCCTTCCATCTTCTTCAAGAAGTCAGATGGTTTTAAACCGGATTGTTCTTTTGCAGTTGCTTTCGATTTGTACTCAAAATAATTTGGATTAGAATTATCCCATTTAGTAGTTCTTGGTTTAATGTATTTTACGAATCTAACAGTATCACCTGATTCATTCTTAAACTCAACAACGCCCAAGCCTGTTAAATTAGATAGAGGCTTGTTGACTGGAGTTGCATCAGTAACATCCCCCGCATCTTCTGGATTATCGAAAAATTCAACTTTCTGAAAGATAAGAATTTTTCCATCTTTATCTGTGAATGTTTCTCCTGGTTTTCTACCAGTTAAACCTTGAGCTTCTGTGATAAAATCTGTAAATCGTAACATTAAATTGCCTCTAGTTTATAATACAAATAATTGAGTGTGACATCAGTTGTAATTGGGGTTACATCTGTAATTGATGCATCGTAAGTTAATGGAGAAAGAGCAGTTGGATAAACATCAATAAATGTAACTTTCGCCACCGGATTGTATTTATTTGACAAGATTAAAAGTGTAGCATCTGAGTAGATATTTGCTTTGTTTGATAGATTTGGATTTGCTCTTGCAATAGAACGATAAGAATCTAGATTTTCTGGATGACCTATCTTGAATAACCAATTATAGATTTCAATATAATTTGCAAGATTTTCTTGCACTATAAAATTCAAAACCAATGGATCGTAAGTTAACTTATCTCCAGGCAACTTTAAATCGAGTAATGGAGTTGGTTGTATAACTTCACCAAGTGTAACACCAGGAACATTTACGCTATAAGACCAATATTCAACATTTGGAAATTTATTGAATATAAGTTTAAATAAAGCTGGATTAGTTTGGTCTATCGATGAAGGATTAAATGCCATCTGATTCCTCTATTTCTATTACTAAATTATCTATTCCTCTCCATAATCTATGGAAAACCATTTTAGGAATTGATATTTGTTTTCCTTTAATTAATTCCTGGGGAAGCGAATTATCTAATTGTATCTTCCAACCGATTCCTTCTAGTATTTTAACTCTTCTATCTTTCTTATCTCTATGCCAGATTAATTCAGAATCTTCAACATCTTTCGAGAAATGTCTTATGAAGGAATTATCTGATGTATTTTTTTGTGTGTAAGGCACGAAACACCTCTAATACTCTTAGATATAATTGAATCTTTTCTTGTTTAGTCATTACCAAAAGAATTTTCCTCCACCTTGTAATCCTAATTGTTTTGCGAATGCAGGAATTCTACAAGCCCAATATCCTGCTTTTGTTTTATCTTTCTTTTCTGCACATTTATGTCTAGCAGCAAATGACTTTCTTGCTTTAGGATTATTGATCTTTGCATTCAACCCAGAAGTATCACCAAATTGGACCTTTACAACATTTCCCTTATCATTCTTAACATATACATAGAATTTCTTAGAACCACCACGTTTTGGTGAATTTAATTCCACATCTTTCTCTTCTTCTAGAGGAAGATCTAATGGAACAGATTGTTCTTTTATCTTAACTATTTTTGCTTCTGGTGTAACCAAATTTGCTTCGAATTCTATTTCCGGAAATTCTTTTGACAGTTGTAGAAATTTTCTGAGGTTAGACATCGAATCGTCAATCAATCTAACACGAGAATATTTATTTGTATTGAGAAATCTTCTTATATATCTTGCTTTATTTTCTGCAGGAGATGCATCACCAGGTTCGTTTCCTGCTCTATATAGATGAACATCGTTTTTTATATCTATTCCATAACTTGCAAACTTTTTGATAATTGGATTTTTATCATTAAAATTTGCTCTTGCTGTTAAGATAATGACATCAGATCCAACTCGTTTAGCATTATTTAATATTGCTTTCAATTTAGCTATTAGTGGTCTTATTGGTTGCGATTCTTTTTCAAATTTGTTCGCATCTTTAAATTCAGAAAAATCAAAAGATTCTCCTGGGGCCAAAGAATAAGTATTGAATTCTTGATTTGTAAGCGTTTTAATTTTCTTTCCGTCTTTCAATACACCAATAGCAGCTGTTGTATGAAATAATGTATCATCTATATCAAAAATTGTTAAACCAGATTTAGATTCTTCTGTAATTTCTAGTTCTTCGTAATATATCCCAAAAGATCCTAAATCTGAGTCTAGAATCCATTCTTCTTGTTCAGTTAATTCTAAGTCATCTCTTCTATCTCTTGCTTCAGCGATAAGGTCCAAATGACCTTTTGAACCCCATCTAAAAATGGATTCATTAAGTCGAATTCCATTTTGGATGTGATAATCTAACGCATTTTCTGAGATGTACTTCTTGAATGATTGCATATAGAAGTATTTATAATAAATACAAATTATGACACATTGGTTATATGAGAATAAAGAAATAGAAGATATTCCTGAAGGATATTTTGGATTTGTATATTTGATTACAAATACAAAAACAGGAAGAATGTATATTGGTAAGAAACAATTTAATTCTTACCGTTCAAAGAAAATAAAAGGCAAAACAAGAAAGAAAAGATTCGTTCTTGAATCTGATTGGAAAGGCTATTGGGGATCTTGTGAAGAATTGAAAGAAGATATTAAGATTTTAGGAGAAGAGTCTTTCAAGAGAGAGATTCTTAAATTATGCAAAACACGTGGTGACTTAACTTATTCAGAAGTAGAATTTCAAATAAAAAAAGACGTCCTAACAGCTTTAGATTCTGAAGGACGTCGTTTATATTATAATTCAAATATAATGAGTAGATGGTTTTCTAAGTCAAAATCGTAAATTCATTTGAAATATATGCTTGTTTACCTTGTATCCATGTTGAAATCATAGCATGTTCGAGAAGTGTTAAACCAGGAAACTTACTTAAAGGTAGAACCCCAGACTTAATATATTCTTGTTCGAAGAATTCAAACAATTTAAAATACATCTCACATAATTCAGTTTTATTTCTCCAATCATATTTAATTCCAGTTCCAGGACATTGCCCTTTACACATAACAAAAAATCTACATCCTTTACAACCACCATATTCTTGTGGTGTATGATATAATGCGACTTGTCTTTCATATCCATATGTATCTGACTTGAAGAAATTTATTCCTTCTTTATTAGTTCTTCCGCAATTATGTCGATTTCCTTGACCATCTACAGCTCTTACTGCTTGTGTTGTGTGTGGATCGCAAGCTTGGAATGTGCATGTTGCTTGTTGATCGTCGCCCAATAACATTCTCTTTATGTCATTAAACATATCAAATTTCATATTCTTAAGAGTTGTTTCAAATTTAGCCATATCTAACATAATCTGTACATTCTCTTCTGACGTTAAACCAAACTGTTCTGTGATAGAATCATATTCAACTTCAAGTACATGAAGTCTAACACTCATAATACCTTTTTCGTCAAGTTCTTTCAACCAGATTTTCAATTTATCTAGATTAGACGTATTGTATTTTGTTAATGTTACAATTAACGAAGGAATAACACCACTATCTAACATCTTATCAATAGCATCTAGAGTCAATTTAGATTTTCTTCTTGTTTCTTCCAAAGAACCTGACCACCTAGAATCATTCAATTCATCGGGACCATCTAATGATACACCAACCGAAACATTGTATTTCTTGAATAATTCAATATGTTCGTCTGTTATTAGAGTACCATTAGTTTGAATACCATTTCTTCCATATTTTTGAAAACCAAATTTCCATAATTCTTCAATGGTTTTTATATCAGTAAGAAGTGGTTCTCCACCAAATAGAGCAAAATAATCTCCTTCTTTTTCGAGAGCCGAAATCATCTTATCTAAATCATATTCCTTATCTGGATAATTGCCAGCTTCTCTCATTGGATGCTCATAACAATACGGACAACTTAGATTACATGTTATACCAACTGGACTAACTTCGATACTCATGATACATTTCTTCTCCTGTCAAAAATTTATTTCTTATTTCATTGAACCACATAGTATAGTAATTTGAAACCGTATCTCTGAATATCCAAATTTTTGGTAACATATTCTTAACAGATTCCAAATCAGTCGAATTAGTTACTAAACCATATAGATTGGAATTAAAGATATTACACTTCAAATCGTTCGATATTATTTGGATATCTTCATCACTTAATCTTTGATTAGTGAAGAATATATCATTATTCAATAACATTGTTGGTAGAGAAGAATCAAATTTTTCTGACAAATATTTCTCAACAGTATCATATTGAATTGTCATGATAATCTTCAGATTAATTTTATATGATTGTTTATTAATCATCCAATCTATCTTATTGATTAATGATGTTAAGAAATATTGATTTGGATTTGTTTTAAAGAAAATAAGAAGATTTATTTCATTCTTCTTAAATTTAGATATGCATCTCCATATATGGATGATATCGTTATATTGTAGTGAGTTATATTCAAATATTAGATTCATATTATATTAAAAGATTTCTGTTTCTGTTTCATTACAAATTTACCAACATAAGCGCAACAATTAATACCTTCTATTTTTGTTGTGTTTGAAAATTCAACATCAATACTGTTGAGATATTCAACAAATCTACTCGATTCTGATTGCCAATCAGAATAATTATACAACAAAACAGTTGATTCGTTTTGAATTAACCAATCAATAAGGTGTCTTGAAGATTCTTCTAAAAATCTACCATACATTATTATTGATAGGTCTATGTTTTTTTGTAACCAATCTGCAGATTTATTGAAAATATTTTGATTATAAAATTCACCAAAAGAAATATTTAAACCTATTCGATCAAATCTTTCTTTATCTAATTCAACACCATATATATCTTTAATATCAAATTGTTTAGATATTTTCTTCAGTAATTCCGCATTACCGCAACCAAAATCTATAACATTCTTGAAAGATATTTGTGATTGCGTTAGTGCTTCAATAAGAATATTGTGACTATATTCCATAGATTCCAAAGAATAAAAACCATTATCTTTCCATAAATTATTTATGTTCAACGATCTCTTAAAGGATTTAGATTGCGTTATCTTTATTTTCGATTTATTAATATAAGGAAATGAAGTACCAGATGCTCCAAGTTCTGGGTATGAGAAACCTTCTCTTTTGACTTCATATAATTCAGCTGTTGCATCTGTTCTTGAGGATATCTTTAATATCGGCGATTTTATTTCCGCAATTCCATGTAATGCAGACCAACTTACAGGCCAATCTAACATTTCTTCAATTACATCGATATCTTCATCATATCCTAAAGAACGACCAAATTCTAAATATTTTCTTCCCAATTCATATGTATGTTGACAATTAAAAGAACATGGAAGATGACTAACAGCTCTAATACCAATCCATCTTAGAAGAATATTACATTCCTTTGGTCCAACAGTACCCGTTAAACTCATTGGATAAGTGGTATCTACGAATTGCTCATCTACCCAATATTTCTTGAAGAAATCCGTACAACATTTCGGATAACCTAATAATCTACCAATTTCTTCATCATTATTAGTATTCCAAGCAGATAACCAAGAATCAACATAATCCTTATGTAAGAGGACGCATCGAACTGTGTAATTATACTTATCCGTTGTAATCTGTGATGTATTACTATATTGATCGGTTGCTTTTGTTTTGATTAGAGGTATTAATCTAAATTCTGAAGAAGAAAGAGATATTTGTTTGTCTATGAAGTCAGAATGAGACATAGAAGTCAAATTGGCAGGTTTAATACCTGCCAATACTAATTCTTGTTCTATGTTTTGGAATGCTTGCGAAGCTTTCTGTATTTTGGGTTCCCAGAAACTTTTTGCTGGTTCACTAACCCAAATAATGCGTGTCCAATCGTGCAATAAAAAATTCAATCTATTCATATAGATTACTTATTAAGCAGTAAAATCTCCATGTACAAATTGTGGATAATCTATATGTGTATCATAAAAGTCAGGACCTGTATCTGCATGTTCTGATGATGCATCAGAAAAATCTTGGTGAGATCCATTATTCAAATAAGAATCAACGTGAAATCCTGGAACAGTAGAGAAGTCATTATGATTTGTATATGAGTCCCCATGTGCCCCACTATCTGAATGTGATGAAGACAGATCGTCATGATCAGAATGACTACCATTATCGGTGTGCCCCTCATCTTGATGATAAGACACTTTATATTTCTGCGATCCCGTCGAATATGTTGATGATATGCAAAGTTTAGAAGATTCTATCCAAATAGATCCATTGATAGAAGAATCGATTCCTGTTGGTGTTGATGCCGAATAATATGGAAATCTTCTTTCATAGTTAGAAGAATCGATATATCTTATGATTAAATCCGAATCCGTCCAAATTGATCCTGGAATAGCTCCACTTCGATAATCGCCAATTAAACCGAGATATCGATATGTTTGTCCATTTTGTGGGCTGAAGTATAAATAATCTCCTTCAACCCATAATGATCCTATTGTTATTGCCATATATTATATTTATGTTGCCCAGTAATTTGTTCCGACTGGAATTACCAATCTATATGAAGAACCAGAACCAGAAACTTTTCCAGAGAAAGATCCAGTTGTAGCTGAAACAGAACCACCAGAAACATTAGTGGCAGTTGTTGCATAATTAACACTAAAATTACTGGGATTCCATACATAATGATTTGCACCATCATTAGAACCCCACAACCAAGTAGGTTGACCAGATTGTCCCGCCCAATTAAAAGTCATAGCAGCTCCATTACCACCACCTTGAGAGAGAGTCGATGCTTTTGTTGCTAGAGTTGCGGAATTTGCAGTTGTGGCATTACCAGAGATATTCATAGATTGTCCGCTAATGAAAGCTGCAACTTTTGCAGCTGTAGCAGATCGGAAATAATTATCTCCAAATTTAGCCATAATATATGTTATCGTACCAGCACTAATATCATCAGTAGAATTAAAATAATTTACATTAATATATCTAGCATTAAAATCGCCATTTCCATCTCTGAGAACAATTTGAGATCCAATATTAGAAGCAGTAGCAGTAATTGTAGCTGAATTAGCTTGCCCTGAAATATTAGATGCTGTAGTTGCTGTAGAAGCGTTTCCAGAAAGGTTTGCTGTAATTGTTCCTGCAGAGAAGTTACCAGAAGCATCTCTTGTAACTATTGCGTTTGCTGTATTGGCTGAGGTTGCTGTAGTTGCAGAGTTTGGAATCGAAGTTAAAGAAGCACCTGAACCGGAGAATAATCCAGCTGTAATTGTTCCTGCAGAGAAGTTACCAGAAGCATCTCTGAGAACAATTTGAGATCCAATATTAGAAGCAGTAGCAGTAATTGTAGCTGAATTAGCTTGTCCGGAAATGGATGTCGCAATTGTAGCAGTTGAAGCGTTTCCAGAAAGAGATGCTGTAATTGTTCCTGCAGAGAAGTTACCAGAAGCATCTCTAGCAACAACATTAGAGGTACCAGAAGTTGACGCATTTACTGCAATAGTTACTACAGAAGATCCATTGTATGAACCACCAGTTAAGAAAGAACCTATTGTCAATGTTGCTAAATTAGATCCTAGTGCTATTCCAGATATTGTAGAATTGACTAATGCAGAATTTGGGATAGTAGTTAACCCAGCACCCGAACCAGAGAATGTATTTGCTGCAATTGTGCCGATAACTTGTAGAGCTTGAGATGGTGTTGATGTTCCTATACCAATTCTATTGTTTGTTGCATCTACAAACAATGTAGGATCGGTTCCTGAATTTGTATCAACAGTTAGGGCAGATATGGTTGCTCTTGTTCCATCAAAAGTAAAGTTTGCTGAACCTGTTAAAGTTCCTGAAGAATTATATTGAACTTGTGTATTAGAACCTCCAACTGAGGCAACGTTAATACTACCACCAAGAGAAACTGAAGTACCATTTATTGTAATAGAAGAATTCGCTAATTTATTATTAGCAATCGATCCAGATAACATATCATTTGTTACAACACCCGTACCAATAGTTGTTGTTAGAGATACATTACCAGAACCATTAAATGAGACAGCAGTTGCAGTTACATTTCCAGTTAATGAGAACGTTCTGGAATTCTGTAGAGTAGTTGCTGAAGAAGCTGTTCCATTTAGTGTTGCTGTAATTGTTCCTGCAGAGAAGTTACCAGAAGCATCTCTAGCAACTATTGCACTAGAAGTATTGGTTGAAACTGCACCAACAGCTGAGTTTGGAATAGAAGTTAAAGAAGCACCTGAACCGGAGAATAATCCAGCTGTAATTGTTCCTGCAGAGAAGTTACCAGAAGCATCTCTCACAACAATACTGTCAGATGCATATAATACTGTTCCGCCAGAACCAAAGGCAACAGTTGATGAATCCGTTCCAGTAAATGTTAGGGAATTTGAAATAGTTAGAGATTTATTGGCAGATAATGTTAATGATGAACTAGATCCCAAAGCTAAAGTTGCTGCAGATGCTGGGGGAGTTATATTAATATTATTGTATGTCTTATTTGTTAATGCTTCAGAACCAGCTAAAGTTGCAAGAGTACCTGTTGTTGGAAGAGTTACATTAGATGTATCAGATAGAGTAAGTGTTAGGGCATATGCCCCAGATGTTATTAAATTACCACCAAGAGTTATTGTCTTTCCTGCATTAATAACACCAGTTCCACCATATTGACCAGTAATTAATGTTGCATTCCATGTTCCAGTTGCGATAGTACCAACAGATGTTAATGAAGAATTGATTACACTTGAACCTAGAGTTGTAGAAGATAATGTGGAAGTACCATTTATTCTATACACGCTTCCAGTAGTGATATTGATGTCACCAGAAATATCTACTTTATAAGATGGAGAAGATATTCCTATACCGACATTGCCAGAACTTGAGAATGTAGCAATAGCAGTGCCAGCAGAATTATTGTTGTTCCAAGTACCACAAAACACATCCAAGCAGTAGTTTGCGCTGGTGTCATGGCGAGGCTGTAATCTAGCCATGATAGAGTTTGTATATCCACCATTGGTGTTTGCATTCCAGGTCAGAGCCGCCCCACTAGTAGCAGTGGTATACACCATGTTGGTGCCTGCACTAAGAGTGACATCGCCGTTGAGGCCACCGACAGCACCACCGACAGCACCTACCTGTAGTGTGGTTAATGGACTCGTCGTTCCAATACCGACATTACCATCAATACCAATTCTTAAGACAGATGTCGATGAACCGCCAGATGTTTCGAAAGAAGCAATTGCTCCAGTATCATTTAAACCATCATTTCTTGATACGACTCTTAATGTTTTGCCAGAATTAACTCCAGAAGATCCTCTATCATCTAGGATATAAACCCCATCTGCAGATCCACCAGAAGTTCTTGAGAGATTAATAAATGTATTAACTGTATCTGTATTGTTGGATACAGCGAACAATCCATTAGTTGTAGTAGAAGTTCCTATGGCTATGGCACCATCTGAAGCAATTCGAATTCTTTCTGTACCACCAGTAGAAGCTGCAATTGTATCTTCAGCTGGGAACCAGAAACCAGTATTAAGATCACCAGTATTAGTTATGGAAGGAGCAGAAACAGATCCATCTCCAAATGCCCCAACACCAGCTACAGTTAATAATGCATCTGGATTAATTGTTCCAATACCAATCTCACCAGTTGATATTATTCTTATTCTTTCTACACCACCAGTAGAAGCTGCAATAGTATTTGATAGCGGGAACCAGAAACCAGTATCTAAATCTCCAGTATTTGTAATCGATGGAAATCCAGTAGCACCATCACCAAAGGCACCAACTCCGGATACAGTTAATAATGCATCTGGGGATGTTGTACCTAAACCTAGTCTATTATTAGTATCATCCCAATATAGATTTGTTGTATCCCATGTATACGAATCAGTTGGTGAACCAAATAATACAGCACCAGTAGGAACATCTGGTGTAATTGCAGATATTTTAATTTTCTTTAATGAAGAAGAATCATATACAAGAAGATAATCAGTTGCTCTTGTTGTATCTGTTAATGACGTAATTTCTGATTTGTTTTCGATCGATCCGATAGTTAATGACGCAATCACATCAGAATACATTTGTGGTGTAAGTACTGCACCAGTTCCACCACTAGTTGGTGTTATTGTGATTGTTGGTAGAGAAGAATAACCATAACCACCATCAACTACCGTCTTACCATTTATATTACCAGATCCAACTGTAACTGTTGCTCTAGCATTTCTACCAACGAATAACCAATTATTTGCCAAACCATTTGAATGTAGAGGAACTATTGAATTATTCGGAATTGCTGTTGTTGCTTTATAGAATTTGTATGATACACCTGTTGCACCAGGAATAGCGAATGCGCTCGAAACAATAGTTCCTGCATTGAATCCAGTAGATCCAACAACAGAATTAATAGTTGTTCCAGTTGCACCAGGAAAACCAGTAGATCCAACATATGGATTTGAAAAAGTAATAGTTGGGGCAGCAGAATAACTTATACCAGCGTCAGTAATATTTATATCTCTTACAATTTGATTATTAGATGGAATTGTTACTGTTAGATCGCCTAAATTTTGATAGGGCGAATCTGTATTATAATAAGTTCCAAAAGCTTTATTTGTATTATCTAGAGAATATTGACCCCAATAGACAATAAATTCTCCAGCATTAAATGGTGCTACAGTAGTAAGTGTACCTTCTCCAACTATCTCAAGTTGTTCAAATCCTTCATTTACTTTAGAAGCCCATTGATTAAGAGTATCACTATTTTTTAATCTTGGTAAAGGCATTATTCTTCCTTATTTTTACATAAGCATAATAATAATTGTTTAATTTCAGATATCTCTTGCTTAAGAGTATTTATATCATGTACAGAATTCTGTAAATAATGTATTTCTTCTTTGATCGAATTCAAATAATCTAATTCAAGTTTTCTTTTTAAAGTTTTTTTTCTGAATTCTTCTCTGGCTATATCATCAGTTACTAATATAGCCTTTGAAGAAGTATCTCTAACTAATTTATCAACTTCAGTGTTTATTAACGACATATTAAATCAATCTATCCAAAGCAATTGCTCTGAAGTCTGCTATTTTAGGAATTACTGTTGTGTCTGAAGATAAGAACACAATCTTTATTGCAAATTGATTGAATGATTCATAAACCACCCATCCATTCTGTGCACCATAAGAAATATTTGCAGGATATGCATCACTATCTGGTCTAAAGATATATTCTTTAAAATCTAAGTTATCTAGAGAATATGAATTATCTCCAGGATATTCTTTTTGCATTTCAATCCATGATTTGTTTGATAGAATATCAGTGTCTTCTGCAGCCTTTATCTTATAATAAACTTTGATATCTGTTCCTGGTAATCTTACTGCAGTTAGATAAACTTTTAAGTAATCCGCTGGAGATTGCAGAACCACTGGTCGAGTGATATACTTCGAAGCTGCAACACCACCTGTAGGGAATGTTTCAGATAGAGAATAAACTGTAGCACCAGAACCAATAGAAGATGCTCCAACTAGTGTACCAGTTGCTCCTCCTATTGCATAACCAGAACCAAGAGCTCCTCTTTGAACTGTTATACCAGTTGCACCAGAATAACCCCCACCAGATGTGACATACATATATTCAGAATCTATCTTAATCAAAGAACCATTCTGGATATATTGTGTAGAATTCACACCAATTACTGTAGAATTAAATCCTGTAGCACCAGTTGTTGTGGTTGTTGTTTCGGTAATATTATTGATATCATTTTGAATAGTGATAAAATTATTCTTTTCCATATCAATTACTGGAGACACATGATTTGATGTAACATTTCCAACTACTCTATGTTTAAATGATTCGGCATTAGCAACAATTTCTCTTCTACCAGAGAATTCATAATTCTTATTAGTTAAGAATGTTGTATATGATGAGTCAAGAGAAGAACCATCTGGTTTAGAGATAAACGAACTAGTAACTGTTGTATTTGGGAATTCGATTGTTGATAATCCCACCCAAATTACATCAGCATATCCATCACCAGAAGTTTTTCCAGTAAATGTCACATTTCCACTTACAGTACCAGAATTGACAACAGTTAATGTTATATTAAAACCATCAATGTATAGTATTTCAGCAGAAGAACCTATTCCTGTTCCAGAAACGGATTGACCGACAGAAAGATCATCAGTATTATTAACTGTTATGATATATGAACCAGAAGATCCTGTAGCCGTCTTTGTTCTTGTTTGAACAGTAGCATAATCAGTAAGTACTGCAGTAAAAGATCCTTCTGTGAATGAACATCTCTTTAAATTAAATTTCAGATCTTGAGTTTGTTCTGCAGTCCATGTAGAAGAATTTTGTGATTTAAATAGAGAACCAACATAAGGTTGTTGTGTAATTAGATCATTAGAATCAACTTTCTTCTGACCAATTTCAGCAATCCAAGCTTCATAATTTTGTGAATTTGCTAAAATCACTATAGAATATTCGCCAGGTTCAAGATATACGATTGATGGGAATTGGAAATTGGTTGCCGTTGAAGCAGTAGCACTTACATTAACAGAAGCAGGTGCTAGTGTTTTTTCTGCGAAAGGAAGAATTGTTGTAGATGAAGGATATCCATTTACAGTAGGTCTAATCTGCACAGTAACTGGGATAGAAGAATCCTTAGTTTTAAAGAATACATCAACAGAATCTAAGAATAATCCATTAGGAAATATAGTTGGATCTACAAAGAATGTTTGTGCCAATGGATCCTGAGGAACTGGAATCTGAGGTTCAGGTGTTCTGATGTTTATAGATTCTGTTTGTTTGTGTAACAGAATTCCATTTGCTGTATATCTTGCTTGAGCAAATGTCGTTTCTAATGCTTTATTATTTTCAGAATTATCTGATAATCTTAGAATTCTATCACCAACTAAGAACGTTGCATCTGGAATTGTAAATGTTCCAGATATAGAACCAGACGCATCTGTAATGTTTCCTGATGTCCATGTTACATATCTAGAAATTAAAACATCATCAAAGAATGGATACAGTACAGTTCCTGGTTTTAGACCAGTAGCAGAAAATGATATTGTTTTCGATCTCATCCATTGCGATGAAGAAACGTCTACAACTCTATCTGCAAATCTTACAGTATTTGTTCTTGTATTTAATTGTTGTTGATTTTGAACTCTTGTTCCAGTCGTTGTTATTGCTGGAAATGGAGGAGCAGGAACAGTACCACGTATTTCAGCTGTAGCTGTTACACCATTTCTCCAATTTCTCCATTGCGCTCTTCTAGTATTATCTGGTCCAACATTTCCTGTTCCTGAAGGAACATTAACTTCTTCATATCTCCAATCAGAGATATCAAACATCCCATTTCTAGGATCTAGATTAACAGTTGCTGCAGGTCGACCTGCGCCCAATTGGGCTCTCATGAATAGATCTTCTGCGTCTTCAGTTTCGCCATTGAAATTTGTTTCCCAAGAGTTCCATCTTGAACCAGAGAAATCGATACCTGTTTGGATATTATCATTATTACCATTCATATTAATGATATTTTCGGGTCTAATTCTCTCATCCTTCCAAAAATCTACAGAAGGTGAAATAGTCATCGTTCCTCTCCAAGAGAAGACGGCATAAGGATTAACATTCACTGCTTGTGAAGCAAATGGTTGTTCAATAAAATTTGATGTAGTGAATGATCTAGATAATAGTGAACCTCTTAAAGTATAACCAGATGATTCGGATGTTTTTAGAAACAGATCATAATTCTTATTATAGAATCTTGGTCTTGCTTCTTGACTTCTTTCATCGATAGAACAACGATAATCTAAGTTAGTAACATCACCAACACCGTGTCCAGTAAATGTATCGACCACAAATCCATTTTTGAATCTATCGTTACCATTAGCGTCAGTTACATCAAGAGAAGCTGTTTCTCTTTCTAACATATTCAATAGAGAATAATATTCAATCTTTTCGATTCTCTTCTCTATTCTTCCAATATCCCTCATTGTGTATCTCTTATTATCAATATAATTCAATTCAATATCTTTATTATTGAATGTGTATGGATTATATTTGATTCTGTAGAGAGTCATTCCATTATCTAAATCATCTGGTTCCTTAGGATTTAGATTTGCATTACCCTTCAGAACTTTAAAAGATCTATCTGTAGTTGCAACAATCTTATCAATTCTTGGTAACCAGAATGTAACATCAGCATTCATATTGGAACCAGAAATTGGAAGTACTGTTGATTCATATGGTCCAGAACCTATTAAAGCCGAGGAAGAATTTCTTACAGGTCTAAAATCTACACAGTTTCTCAAATCAAAAGTCTTACCTTTTGAAGAAGTAAAAGATGGAATTAGATCATATGAAGGATATGAATCAACATTAAAATAACCAGAACCAGTATGAGTGAAATATTCAAAGAATACACTTATTGCACCAGTTACTGTTTGTCCAGGAGCTAACGATAGAGTGCTGTATTCATAAGTAAAGTCACGTTGTCCATTATCAAAAATAAATTTATTAGTCACGTCTTTTGTTGGGTCAAACCAATCAGATTGTGAAGTTGAATTTAAAATCTTATGTATTCTCAAACCATCTGGAACAGTTAGGGATAAAATATTATCAGTTACAATTGCTGTTGAAAAGTATTTTCTTCCTGAAGCAAGTGAATTTGTATTATATGTATAAGAAGAAGTTGGTGGAGCTATTTCATAATATGAAGATGCATCTGGAATAGCCAAGAAACCTGTTGCCCCAGATATAGTTGCAATCTGAGTGGTTTCATCATAAGCAGTAATTAAGAACCCAGTAGCGCCAGACATAACACCAGTTCCAGCAATAATCTTAATTAATCCATCTTTATAATAATCAGTTGTTGAAGTATTTGCTGTTGATGCCAGACGAATTGTGGTCGGTGTATTGGGTCCAATTCTAGCATAACCAGTATTAGTTTTTGGATTTACTAGAGTTTTAACTCTTGGAGTTGTAGAATTAGGATTTACAGTATATACTACTGCAACGTTTGTTGGTCCAGTTGCACCTAGATTGATTGTACCAGTTCTATTAACATTAGAAAGTGATAATGTAAAATTAGTTATTTGTTCTCCACTTAAAGTGTCGACAACCAAATAATGTGTTTCTTTTGTTGTTGTATCAGTTCCAGTTTGAAGAGTTTCATTTGTTCCAACAGTCCAAGAAAAACTATTACTAGAAGCTTGTGTATATACACCCTTATATTGATAATCTGTATCTGTAGATACAGTAAATGTTCCAGGATTTAGTGGATCTTCAAGACGGAAAGTTCTGATAGTCTGCAAACCTGTTTCAAATACATAACTTGCAGTATCAGTTCCGTATAGAACACCAGTTGATCCTGAAGCTGGTGCAACTAGATCAAATTTCTTTGTTGTTCCATTAGATGATCTTAAAGATCTAACATCTGTGAAACCTGCACCTGCAGTTAAATAGATTGCAAATAGATATAATCTGTATCTAGGAACAGCAGATACAGTTGAATCGTACTGAATAGAAGAAACTCTACAAGTTCCAATTTGTGATCCGGCTGCATTATAGAAATATAATGTTTCTAGAGATGAGATATCAGGATATCCTTGAACTACTGTTACAATAACATAATTTCCATAATTCATTCCAATATCCAAACCATTTTGTGTTTGATCATCGGAATTAGATCTTGGTTTATCTAGATCTAGATATTGTCTTGCAATAGTTTCAAACTCATATCCTTTTACATAAGCTTTACCAGGTTCGATATAAGCTCTCAATTTATTTGTATCTGATGGATGATTCTGAACATCTAACAAGAAAGGTTTCACAGTATAATCGCCAGATTCATCAAAAGTTCTTCTTGCTAGAGTCTTTTCGATTTCAGAGTAAATAGGTCTTGTTACTTGCTTATATAATTGCCCTTCTCTAACTTCTAGAAGATCGATAAATTTATCAGCATCTTCAGTGAAGTCTAAAGCTTTTGAAGTCAATGTTAGATTAATCTTTAATCTATGTGCACCAGGTGCAGCATAGTTATATGATCCTGTGGCGTTATCTAGGAGAGTTACATCATCTCCCTCATCGATAATAGCAATCTCAGATAAGAGACCTGCTTTCGCATTAGCTAATCTAGTATATTTTTCTAGATAAGTTGTTTGTTGTGGACAGATTACAAAGAAGCCTTTTGTATAGAATATACCATTATCTATTGAAGCAGTTGAAGATTCGCCGGATATA